CGATCAAGATATCGATGGCCTCGCGTAACTGCGTCCGAGTCCCAGCGGTCGGCGTCAAGCCGGCGTGCTCGATCAAGCCGACAAGCTCTTCCTGCAGGTCATTGAAGAAGGCCGCGTTGAGCGCCGTCGGCTGTACGCCGAGAGAGAGATTCCCGTCCTTGAAGCCATGCTTGCCAGGGCCGAAAAGGTCTTCGTCTTTGGTCGGTGTGTTGATGCGGTCCATAACTGGCCTTTACGTGTACGAAAAAATCACATGCGTGTGTGCCGGCTTGCGCTCGGTAATCGGGCACTCCGCCAGCGATGGCTGGTACTGCTGCAGCGGGCTGTTGCAGTGGTCGTTGCAGTTCATGAAGCGGGCGTCATCTGCCGGGTGCGGGAAGTTCAACCGCCAATAGAAGCGATCCGGGTCGCTGTACAGCTCGTCGTCGCAGTCAGAGTTGCATGTGAACGGCTGGAATTCAGTGATCGTCACACCCGGCTCGCCCAGGCGCGCCGCGAGTTCGATGAAGTAGGCCCGGGACTGCCCACCCTGTTCCACCAGGCGCTGGCCAGCGATGCGCTGGCGGTCCTGCAGAGAGAGATCCTGGTCGACCATGCACTTGTCAGGCAGGGCCAGCACGCGCTCCCAGTCGGGCAGCATGTCGGTGGCCACCAGCGGGTCGGCCGACTGCTCGGCCAGGGATTCGAAGCGCTCCTGGGCGCGCGCAAACATGGCGGCGATGGACTCCAGAAGGCGGGTGAATCTGGCACCTGGCTCTCGCGTCAGAGCATTGCCAGGCGGGAGCAGCGCCTGCAGCGAGACCAGCCATGAGCGGGTGTTCATAGCCATGTGATCACCCCCATCGTCGGAAGCGCACCCGTGCCCATCACCACATTGGCGCTGGGTACGGTCATGACGTGGTCCTCTTCACCTGCGGCGATGCTGATGGCCTCGCGCAGGCGGGTGATCAGCAAGGTGCCGCCCGGCTCACCCTCTCGGCGTATCACGTCTCGCAGCTCCGCCTCGACAGCTGCCTTCACGGCGGGGCTGTTGGGCGTGAGCTGGATGGTGAAGTCGACTGGCGAGGCAATGGGCGCCACCACATAGGCCGTAGCCGTGACCGGGCGGCGCTCGTCGATGAAAGCCTGCATCGCGGCAACTTCACCCGCGTCTGGGATGGGGCTGAGGTCATTGTCGCGCGCAAAACGTACGGTAACGGTGCCGGCGCCCATCTCCCCGGGTGAGACCCAGACCCGCGTGACGCCAGGCACTTCGAGCGCCCAGTCCTCGTAGTCCTTCTTCGAGCCTCCCTGAGGTGCGCTGCGAATGCGGGCAAGGATGCGAGCACGCCAGTCCTCCACGTCTTCGATGTCGGCGCCACCAGCCAGTGCGGTGCTCGCCGTCGCGCCCGAGTTCACGCCAGCGATGGGGCTTTCAAGCTGCAGGGCAGCAGCAATCGGGGTGTTACCGGCCTGGCCGGCCGCTTCAGCCGTCACGGTGACGGTGGCCGTGCCGGCCGCCAAGATCACCAGCGCATCGGTCAGGAAGCGCGTACCGTCAGCTCGCAACAGCACAGTGCCAGCTGGGACGTTGGTGCCGGTGATGCCTGTGAACGTCACGGAGCCGGTGGCTGGCGCTGCAGGGTTGCGGCTCTTGCCCCAGCGTGCGCCGTGGCTCGGCAGATTTTCCGCGTCGCACGTGTCGGCCCACACCTGGCGGTTCAGGTATTCAACGTATTGATAGAGCGCCGACAAGCCACCAGCGACGACGCGGTTGAGCACTCCCACCAGGCTGCGGCGTGCACGCGCCAGCACGCCGTCCAGGCGCGACTCGAACTCGGCCGCACCCTGGTCGATCAGCTTGGTCAGCGGCGGACGATCCACTGGCATTACTGAACCTCCTGGAAGCGCTCGGCCGCGAGCCGCCAGATCTGGCGCTCGTCATTCCACTCGAAGCGAAAACGCCGGCTACCAGCCTGCAGCGTCAACATCACGTCGACATAGAGCCAGCCCGTGCGGGGGATAAAGGCGGTCACCTCGACGGCCTTGACCAGGCCGTCAGTCACCAGCCACTGCAGCGCCTCGGCGATGAAGGCGCGGGCCTGCTGAACGGCGGCCGGAAGCTGCTTGCTGCGACCGAGCAGCCACAAACGCGATCCGAAGGCATCGCCCTCGATGTCAGCATAGGCATCGGCCCACCAGCCGCGGCGGTCTCCGCCGACGTCCACCTCGTGCGCCTGGGCCGTGCGATCGCAAAGCAGCGAGAGCATCACTGCGCTGGCCAGCGTGTCCTCTGCCAGCAGATCAGCCCCATCGATGGCGATGTCGAGCATGCCGATCTCGGGGTTGTAAGTCAGGGCGAGGTCCATTGGTGCAGTCTCTTCAATCCGTGGTCAAGGGTCATGTAAAACGCTTTATTCACATCGCCGCGTTCGGGCCGCCCGTGCTGCCACCTGGCGTGTTGGACTCAGGATGGGTGTGGCCGTTGTAGGCCGTGCGCATACTTGACATCGTCTTTCCACCCGAGTCGCACAGATCCTTGATCTCCCCCGTGGAGTCAATGCCGGCCTCCACGCGCAGCTTGGTCAGGTTCTGCAGCTTCACCAGCTGGCCAGCGCCGTCGATCACGATGCCGTCGCGGGTCAGATAGACCTTGTGCCCCATGTCGTCGTACAGCGCCACCTCGCCGGTCTGCAGGCCCTTGAGCCGGTAACGACGGTCGTCCACGGCAATGACCACTGTGTGGTCCGTGCTCGCGCCCACGGCCAGGGCAATGCCCTCGGCGCCGGCATGCGGCACACCGGTCAGGCCGTACTGCTGAAAGCGCTCCACCTTGTCGCGCACCACACCCTCCTGCAGCGTCACCTGCACCGCCTGCAGCTTGGCCGCGTCGTTCACCAGACCCAGCACGGCGCGTGCCACGACCAGGCGCAGGCGGTGTGCCAGGCGTCTAACCGATGTCTCGCTCACGGCTTGCCTCCCGGGGGTTGACGCTGCCAGCTCGGAACGAACTCGTCTTCACCGTACTTGCGGCGCTCGGCCTTGTCGCGCAGACGACCGCGCAGCCTGCTGCGGCCGATGCCCGTCACCTGGTCGAAGGCCTCCGGCCGCGAGAAGGTCAGCTCGGTCAGTGCTCCCTGCTCGGTCAGGGTGTAGACGCAGGAGACGATCAGGACATCCATGTCCAGGTTCATGCGGGGGCTGATCACGCGCGCCAGCGTGTTGGGCTGCCAGAGCCCGCCTTCGGTGCCATTGGCACCCGTGCGCCAGCCCACCACCACCGCCTTGCCGCGCTTGCCGCGCCCCATGCGCACACCGATCTCCCACTGCGCCCGGTCCGACAGCGATGCGCGGTTGTCGCCATGCTCAGCCTGGATGATCAGGGGGCGATAACGGTCGATCTCTTCGTCCGTTGCCTCGGATCTGAGCTGGGACGCCGCTGCGCCCCATGACTCGTCGTCGCCCGAGGTCTGCGATTTCACGATGATCCGGCTGTAGCGGTCCTTCCAGCTGTGCGTGGCGCTGATGCGCTTGAGGTTGACGCCTTCCTGCAGCGTCACGCCGGTCTCGGTGTCGCCAGCCTCGCCCAGCCAGATCTCGCCCAGGGGCGTGCTCGTGCACAGCACCGAGCGCAGCCTGCACGCACGGTCAATGGCGTCAAAGGCGCGCTCACCATCCTCCAGGGCAAAGCTCTTGAACGGCGCGCCCTGGTTCAACCCTGGTTGCAGCGCCACCGAGATCCCGAAGGGGCGCGCGATGTCGCGCACGATGCGCTCCAGCAGCACGTTGGCCCATTGCCCGCCCTTGTGGACGGCCGAGCAATCCACCAGGTCACCCGTCTTGTCCCGGCCTTCCACGCGGATAGAGCAGTTCGCGTCGCTCAGATCGGGCTCGAACTGGTCGATGTACCCGGTGATCACCACGTCACCACCCAACAGCACCTGGCAAGGCAGGCCCTCCCGCAAGCCAGGCGCCACATCCACACCGGGCCAGCGGTGGGTCAGCTCCAGGATGAAGCCACCGGCCATCTGCTCGATGGAACGCTGCACCTCGACGCGCTTCCAGCCGCCGTAGACGCGCCCCCCCACCAGCAGCTCAACGCGCTGGCTGGCATTCACAGCAGGATCTCCACGTCACCCGCAGGCACGAAGGCCGGGTTGCGCACACCGTTGCGCGCGCTCAGTTCGTCGGCACGGCGTGCGTCCAGGTAGATACGGTGGGCCAGCACCAGCGCGGGCACCACGGCCGGGCTACGGAAGCTGGAACGCTGCTGCAGCAGCTGAGCTCGCGCCGCGACGTCACGGGTGACCGCCAGGCGCAGATCCAACAGGGCCTGGGCCGTGGCCACATCCGGGTCGCTGCCCTCCAGCTCGCTGTCGATCTGGGTCAGCAGCGCATTGCGCAGGCTCACGGCCTGGTCCGCCGTCTGTACCTCGCCATCGGCAATGGCCACCGCCAGCATGCGCGCTTGCTGAGACAGGGCCGTGCGGCGCTGCAGATCTGCGCGGGCATTGTCATTCACGGTGATACGGGAGCGCACAGTGCCGGCGGGTGCACTGCTACCGCTGCGCTGGTTGCCGTTGAACACGACGCGAAACTCGGCCAGGGCCGACAGCGGCCGCGCCACGATGCCCACCAGCTGCTGCTGCAACACCTGCAGGCTCTGCACCAGATTCACAGGCGTGCGCACCAGGCCCGTCAGATTGCCGCTCACGTTGTCGATGCCCCGCACCAGATCCGCCAGACCCTCGGTGCTCGTGGCCTGACGGACGGTGTTCAAGAGGCCTTGAAGATCCTTTGCAAAGGACTGCGCCTGCGTGTCGGCCAGCACCTGCGGGCCTTCCACATTGGCCTCGGCGCAGTAGGCGTCGCCAGCGGCAGCGTCCACAGCTTGGCAGGCTGCGTCCACCTGCTTGGTGGTGTCGGCCAGCGTGTTGGGCAGCACATTGCTGCCAGCCTCCACAAAGGTGATGGAGAAACGCGCCATGCCGCCTTCGCGCGGCGTCTCCCGGATACGGGCCATGTCCTGCACGGCCACCCACAGAACGCCCCAGCGCGGATGAATCAGCTCGCCTGGGCCTTCTGCCTCCAGCGCGGCCCAAAGTGCATCACGCTCGGCCAGGTAGTTGTCGCCGATGACATAGCCCTCGACCGTGAAGGAGCGCGCCCGGCGGCCTAGATCCTCCACGAAAGGGTCATCCCGTTGCGGGAACTCGTGAACCACGCTGCGCCGGCCCACACCCAGATCCGCGTCCACCGTGTGGAACGGCACCCCCCGGAAGCTGGCGCCAGGGGCCTGCACGCTCTGCCCCCCGCGCGAGAAGGACGTCTGGTAAAGCTGGTCGCGCCAGGCCATCAGTACCCCGCGCCGGTGTTGTTGCGGCCGACGTCGGCCGTCATGCGCGTACCGTTGAAGGGCCGCACTTCGTTCTGGACCGCGACGCCCGGATCTGACAGCACCCGTACAGTCACCTCACCGCCCACCTTGGCACTGCGCAAAGAATCCGTGAGCGCCTGGCGGCGCTGCGCGTCCTCGTTGCCGAACACCGAGAGCAGTGCGTCGACGGTCTGGTACAGGCGTTCCGAGGCGCCCGAGCTGTCCAACCCCATCTTCACCAGTGAGCCCACGCCGTAGCCGGCCGCGCCTGCAGCGCCGACGCCGGCCACCGTGGCACCCAGCCCGGCTACCCCCAGGGGAGCGCTGCCCACCAGGCCTGCAGCGGCCAGGAGGCCACGCGCACGCGCCAGCAGCCCGACAGACGCGGCGCCTGCAGCAGCAGCTCCAGCGTTGCCCAGCAGTCCACCACCTCCGCCATTCATCTCCGCCCAGTTGGTCACATAGACGGGCGTCACACCGGTCGCCGCCTCAAGGGCCTTGCCCGTGGCCACGCCGGCGCCCACACCACCGAAGCGGCCCGCAACGCCACGCAGTAACGGCGGCAGGAAGCGAGAGGCCGCATACACGCCAGCCAGGCCCACGGCCGCACCGCCGATCAGCTGGCCACCGCTGTAGCCCTTGGTGTCCAGCAGCCACTTGGTGCCGCGCGCAAAGGCGTCGTTGATCGGCCGGGCGAAACCTTCGGCAGCCTCGCGCAGGGTGTTCTTGAGGCGTGAGGCCTGGTCGGCCGCATTGTTCGTTGCCGTCTCCAGATCCCGGGCCAGAGTGCCGCCCGCGTTGGCTATGTCGCGCTCGAAGTTGCGCATGTTCTGCAGCTGCGCACCGGAGAGCAGCGCCTGGATGCCACGCTGCGTGTCCAGGTCGGTGTTCTGGAAGCCGCCCGAGATGAAGGCAAAGCGCTGTGCGTCCGTCGTCAGCGCCTGGTACTTCTTGCGCATGTCCTCCAAGATCGCCAGCGGGTCGCGGCGCGCGCCGGACTTGGCGTCGAAGAACAGCACGCCCAGGGCCTTCTCGGCGTCCTTGGCGTACTTGGCGTTCGTGAACAGGCGCAGGGTGGAATCTGCCAACGTAGCCAGGCGCTCGGGCTGACGCTCGACCTGGGACAGACCTTCGATAAAGGCCAGCGTCTTATCGAACGACATGCCGGCGCTCTGCGCGCGCTGGGCCACACGCGGGAAGATGCTGGAGAGGTTCTCCAGCTCGGCGTTGCCCAGGCGACCAGCCACCGCCATCTTGTCCAGCATCTCGGTAGCCACGCCGGCCTTGGCCAGATCGAAGCCGTAGTTCGCCGCACCCACGGTCAGCGCACCCGCCAGGACGGAATCGTTGGCACCAGTCACGCCTCGTGCGATGTTGATGGCCTCGGCCGCCTTGATGGCTTCCTGGTACTTCAAGCCCGCCTGAACCAGGCTGTTGAAGCCACCCACGGTCTCCTCGATCACGCCGCCGTTGCGCCTGATCAGACCGAACATGGTCTCGTAAGCCTGGGTCTGCTCCTGTGCGGTCATGCCTGCAGTCAGGCGCACCTGGGTGAGCGTCTTCTCAAGCTGGGCCGCGTTGCGCTGCACCTGGGCAAAGCCAACCGTCGCGCCCAGGCCGGCCATCTGGCCCTGCCAGCTGCGGGCAAACTCGCGCAGCTTGGCGAACTCGCGCTGCGCCATGCTGACGAAGCTGCGCGTGGCGCGCTCGCCCTCCTGCGTCGCGCGGCGGTAGCCGGCGATGTTGCCGTTGATCAGGACGCTGACGTTGTATTGGCTCATGCTTCACCCGGGCTTGAATGCTTGATCAGCTCGGCCACGTAGAAGTCGAACTCGGCGCGCGTCAGCTTCATGATCGACTCCCGGCTCCAGTGCAGCTTCATGGCCAGCAGCATCACGCTGCGGTGAAAGTCCTCCCTGCGGAGGACTAGGCTTCCCCCAGCTCGTCGGCCTCTCGCATGGCCTCGGCGATCACGCCGAATTGCGCCGGGCGCAGCTCCTTGAAGTGACCCGGCGCGAAGGGGCCGGTGAAGTCACCCGCGCGCACGAGCTGGCGGCAAGCCATCTGCAGGTTGAAGGCGTTGGGCTGCATGGGCGACTGCTCACGCTCGGCATCACAGACGTCCGCCATCGTGGACGGGCGCACCTCGATCTCACGGACATCCTTGCCGCCCACTTTCCACTTGAAGGGCAGGTTTTTAACGACAGTCAGGCTCATGTTCAGTCTCCAGTAAAAGGGTTTTCAAAGACGCGAAAGCCACCACTGCGGGTGGCTCGCGCGCAGCGGCTTGAGGGTCAGCCCTCCAGGCACTCCGTGGCCTGGAACATCAGCGTGACTTCGCCCTTGGTGACCTCGGGCGGGTTGGCGCACCAGGCATCCTTCAGCGTGAAGATCTTCCCGATGTCCGTCTCGAAGGTCAGCGTGCCGTCCTTGAAGTTCTGGATCTCCTGCAGGCTGATGTCGGCCGTGAGGTTGATCGTGCAGTCCACCTGGGGCACGCTGTGCTTCTCGGTGTAGCCGTCCACGCCGCTGTCCGAAGACTGCGCCTCGCGCTGGATGCCCCCGGTGTTGAGCTTGGCGCCTTCCTTGGAACGCAGGCGCTTGCCGTTGATCGTGATGTATGCCTTGCCGGCGATTTGAGACATGGTCGTTTCTCCTTAGAGTCGGAACTGCACCGCGGCCGCGAAGACCCGGAACTGGTTGACCACGTCGGGCGGCAGGATGGCATTGACCCGGTTGGGGTCGCTTTCACTGCGCACCACGATGAGGTCGGTCTTGAACTGCTCGAAGCCTTCGAGCAGGCCCACCAGCTCCAGCTGACGCGCGGTGGCCAGCAGAACGCTGCGGATCGTGTTGGGCGTGGCCACGGCCTGGCCGGGGGCGAAGTTGGTGCCGTCGTCGGCCAGCTTGTGACGCGGGAAGGCAAAGGCCACAGCCGCGCGGAAGGCGAAGCGCATGTAGTCCACCGTCCACTTGGTCTCCAGGTCCAGGTAGCTGATGTCGTCCAGGCCGTAGGCGTTAGTCTGGTAGGTGGTGACCACGCGCTCGATCATGACGTTGCCCCCCTGGTCCACCGTAAAGGTGCTGCAGCCGTCGCGCAGGTTCAGATCCCGCTCCAGGCGGGTGAACTGGTCCGCCGGAGCCGGCGGCAGGATGCCAGGCAGCACCAGGGTCTGGAACGGGCGCGCCGGATCGATGGCGCCGCTGAACTCGGCCACGGCCGCCAGCACCGAGCCCCAGATGTAGGGCGCCTGCGGCGGGTTCTTCACGCCAATGAAGGTGTCATGCGCGCTGTTGCGCGCGCTGCCGTAGGTGGAGATCGCGCCCTGGGTGCCCTCGTAGCCGAAGAACAGGTGACCCGTGCGCATGTCCATGCCACCCCAGCGGCCGGCGAGCTCGGCCTCGACCTTGCCCACGTTGGATGCGTCGTTGTAAGGCATGACGATGGTGTAGAAGGCCTCCTGGCTGATCGCAGCCAGGGCCGACGCCACTTCCGGGTTGCCGGTGCCGGGCGTGGTCGTGGCAAACGCCAGGCTCACCCCCGTGGGCAGCTTCTCGTCTGCGTAGTAGTTCGCACGCAGATCGATGTCGGCGGTGAAGGCGCCCTTGTGGCGGGCGGTGACAGTGACCACACCAGCGGCAGCACTGGCGGTCACCGGCCCGTCCAGCCAGGCGTTGATGGCCGCGGCGATGGCGGTGGCGATGGTGGCCACCGTGTCACCAGCCGATACACCCACGGAGATCTTCTCGCCGTTGATGTAGAGAGAGATCGTGCCGGGCTCAGCCGTGGTCACCAAGACAGTGATGGTCTGGACCCCGGCCACACCCGCGCCCAGGTCTTCAAGGGCGATGGCCCAGATGTCGCTGGTCTTGTTCGCATTGCGCGCGAAGCGCAGCATCTCGTGCAGCACGCTGCCGCGACCGAACAAGGTTGCGGCTTCGGCTGCGCTGTTGATGCGCTGCAGGGTGTTGGCAGGGGCTGCGCCGGCAGCAAGCTTGTTGCCGATGAACAGCATGCGGCGGTTCATGTTGGGCAGGCCGGTCAGCGCCTTGCTGTTGTCGACTTCCAGGAACTGACCCGGCGTGCGGATGTCAATCGGGATTGTGTTGAAGGTGATGTTGTCGGGCATGGTGGGCTCCAGGTGTTGCGGGTCGCCTTACTTCGTCGGCTTGATGGCCTTGCTGTCGGCCGGGCGCTCGAACAGCACCACGTCACCGTCAGTCAGACGACGACGCCAGTGGCTGTCCAGGTTCACTTCCTCGCCTTCGGTGGCCAGGTGGCCGCCCATCGGCTTGCGGATGGTCATGACCGTGCCGTCGGCCATGCGGCCGGGCTTGATGAAAACGCGTTCTGCTGTGCTCATGCGGAGCCTCCTGGTAGTTGAACGTCTGCCTGGGCGTCAGGCCGGGATTGGGTGAAGTCGGGCGGCACCAGCAGCCACTTGCCGTACTCGGTTGACAAGGCATGCGGCGCAATGTCCATGTCCATGTGCACGTGCTTGAGATCGTCGAGCTGCAGATCGGTGGTGTTTTCGTCCAGCTCGTAGGGCAGCTCCTGGGCACTGCTCTCGATGGCGATCTCCATCACCGTCAGGCCCTGCTTGACGAAGAGATCGTCGTCGGCGTACTCGGCACGCTTCACGTACCAGGTCGCGTCGCCGATCTTCTTGCTGTTGACCGTTCGGCAGACCAGGGTGAAGTACTGGTCCACGCCCAGCTCCTTCACATTGCCTTTGCGGGCCTGATCGCGCGACGCCACGTTGCGGACCATGAGCACCAGCGTGAAGCGCATCACGGCCAGGTCGTTGTCTACCACCAGCAGCGGCGCGGCCACGTAGATGGCCGGGGCGTCGGCCGCGTACTGCTGCAGCAGCTTCTCGGTCGGCACGTTGGGAATGGCGCCGACCTCGCGCAGCGTGTTCTTCAGGCCGGGGCGGGCCTGTAAAGCCGCGATCAAAGCGTTTTCATGGAGGGCCAGCATGATCAGCTCGGACGGCCCAGACGGGCGTTTTCTGCGGCCTGGACCACGTCGACGACGATGGCCGGGATCTCGCGGTGGTCTTCGGCGCTTAGGCCCAGGTAGGGGCGCGCCGGCATGACGACGCGCTTGGTGCTGATCCAGCGTCCACCGATCTGGAAGCGCAGGCTCTTGGCCGTGCGCGGCACGATCTCGCCGCCTTCCTGGTGGATGGCACCGTACACCTTGTTCGTGCCCCACTCGGCCGAGGCGTTGTCGGAGACGTGTGTGATGCTGCCCAGCAGGCCACCTTGGGGGCCCTTGAGGACCAGCGTCTGGCCGCCACTGGCCCGCACGCGGGCGCTGGGCTTCCAGCGTGCGCCGTCCGGGCCGATGCCTTTCTTGAAGCGCAGCCTGGTGCTGCTCTCCCCGTACTGGCCAAGGGCCTCGAAGATCGGACGCGGGCTGTCGCCCAGCTGACGCAGGCGCGTCATGCCGAGCTGCAGCGCCACGGCGCCGTCCAGGACCACGGATGCGCTGACAGCCATCAGATGTACCCCTGCGAGTTCGGGCGCGACCAGACCTTGCCGCCACTGACCAGCTCGGCGCTGGCCGTGCTGACGGGCTGCTCGCCGGTCGTGCTCTCGGCGCCCAGCTGCGCGCGGCCGTCGCGCACGTCAGCCAGCAGCTTCATGGCCACCGTGTGCCGGTCCTTGACCTGCTCGGTCGCGTTGTCGTCGTACAGGTAGAAGCGCGCCAGGTCACAGGCGGTGCGCTGCAGGATGGCCGGTACCGGGCTGATCGGCAGGGTGTACCGGGCGCTGATGTAGCTGTCCACCGTGTCGCGCGCATCGTCCAGGGCGCGCTGCAGGCGCGTCATGGCCACCTGGCCCTGGGCCACGTCGGCCGGCTCGAACCCGCTCGTGTCTCCGCCGCTGGCCAGGGCGGTCAGCAGATCTCCGAAGACGCGCCGGGGCATCACGCGGTCGGCGCGCTGGGCGATCTCATCCGCGTCAAAGCGGGTGAGCATGTCGGTGGCGGTGGCGTAGCTCATGTCTTGAAGGGTTTAGAAATACGGCACCAGGTGCCGTATTGCTGAAGCCTCAAAGGAGGCCCGACGGTGTTACCCGCCGGGCCTGCTCACACAACGCTCGGCGTCGTTTTATTTCTTGGCCTCTTCGGCTGCGGCCGGGATGTCCACCGGCGTGCAGACCAGGTTGGGCTCATTGATCAGAGCCAGGCCTTCTTCTTCCGACAGCTCGCTGAGCGGAATCACGGTCGGCTCGCTCGTGAAGAGGCGGCCGGCGCGACGGAAGCTGGGCGGGCGGGAAATGACTTGGATGCCCTTGTCGGCCGGGCCTGCGCCTTTGGCGGCTTTGCTGTTGGCAGTTGCCATGTGCTACTCCTGGAGTTGATCAGTCGGTTGAAATCAGGTCAGCCAGGGGCAGACCACCACCTCGGCGGTGTTGCGGTAGGTGTTGGTGGCACCGTTGGCCAGGCGCTCGGCCTGGATGACGTCCAGCGCGGCCTTCTCCAGGCTGGGCGGGACCAGCAGGATCTTGGGCGTCACGTTCAGCGGCTTGCCGCCGTCGCTCTTGAAGCCCATCATGGCGGTGCGCGCTGCGGCGTAGTTCGTGACGTCCAGCGCCTGCTTGCTGGCATAGGCCAGCTGCCAGAGACCGAAGCCCACGTTCAGGCGACCGTCCACACCCCACACGAATTCCTTGCGGTCGAAGACGTTGTCGTCTTCCAG